CAATCAATCTCGCTCTATACACAAACTCTGTAACTTTAAATGGAAACACAACAGCCTATTCCGCAACAAACGAAGTAGGTAATTCAGGAACATACGCAGCAGGTGGTATAACTTTAACAAGTCCAACCATCGGTTTGACAGCAACAAGCGTAACAGCTTCTACAGCATTTGTTGATTTTGCAAACGCAAGTTTTACATCAGCAACAATATCTGCACAAGCAGCTTTGATCTATAATAGATCTTCAAGTGCTACAAACGCAGCTATCGCAGTTCTTGATTTCGGTGCAGTAAAGACATCAACAAACGGTACATTCACAATCGCATTCCCAACTAACGATGCTTCAAGTGCTATATTAAGATTATCTTAATATAAGGTAGCATTACCATGGCAGATGCTTGGGGTGAAAATAATTGGGGCGAAGGCTTTTGGGGCCAACAAAGCTCAATTACAGTATCTGTTACTGGACTATCAACAACAACAGCTATAGGAACTGAGTCAGTTGTTGCAGATTCATTAGTATCAGTTTCAACTTTATCTATGACCAGTGCATTAGGCACTGCCGTAGGTGAACCTGAAAATGTCACGTTTCCTACAGGTGTTTCATTCGAAACACAACTCTCTGGAGCATTAGCAATTGAAGAAGGTGCAGGAGTTGTCTTGCCAAGTCTTTCTATGGCTTTCACTGCAGGGGATGAAACAGCTTCAGGCACAGTCGATGCAGGTTGGGGTAGATCTACATGGGGATCTTTTGCTTGGAACGAAAACATAACACAAGAGGTTAGCGTCACAGGTGTGACTATGACCACAGCACTTGGAACAACTACTCAAGAAGTTGGAACAGGTGTCATTGTAAGTCCAACAGGATTAGCAATGACCAGTGCGTTAGGCACAACATCTCAAACAGGAACAGCAGTAGAAACTTTAGATAGTTTAACCGTTGGCGTAGCTTTATCAGGAGCAACTGTTTCTGGTGAAGGAAGTGCTGCAGTTATAGCACCTTCCGATCAATTAGACTTTTCTATAGGAACTCCTACTATTGAAATCTTTACACAAGTAGACCCTGTTGGAGTAACAATGACTTCAGCTCTTGGAACTGCTGTTGCAGAAGCTGATGCTTTAGTAACTCTAGGTAGTTTAAGTATGAGCACTACTTTAGGAACCGAAACTGTAGAGGTGGGCACAGGCGTGATTGTAAGCGTTTCAACAGTAGCCTTATCTTTTGCTGAGGGGACCACAACAACAACAGGAACAGCCACTGTTAATGTGACAGGTCTCGATTTATCAATAGTCGCAGGAAACCCATTTGCAACACCTTGGGCAAATGTAGTAACAGGTGCAAGCAATACATGGACAGAGGTAGATGCAGCATAAAAAGTGTTGCTTGAATAACAAAAAAAGATATATTTTAGAGAGGTAAAAACATGGCAAGTACATTTACAAGTAGATTCAAATTAGAGAAGATGGAAACAGGGGCTAATGCCAATACGTGGGGCACTAGAACAAACAATAACTTAGACGTTTTGGACGCTTTTGGAGGAGGCTATATAGCTAAATCTGTAGCAGGTTCTGCAAACATTACTCTCTCGACTGCTGATGCAGATGCAACTGCTGAGTCCTCAAACAAAGTAATTGAACTTACAGGAGCTTTAACAGGAGACATTGTTGTATTTGTTCCTGCTACTGAAAGTGAATATGTATTTTTTAATAATACTACTGGTACTCAGACTTTAACTATTGCAGCAACAGGGCATACAGCAAATGGTTTTGCAATAGCTCAAGGAGCATACTCACATGTTTATTGTGAAGGCTCTTCAAATTTTAAAATTTATAACTCAGTTGATAAATTAGGAGCAACAACTTTTAAAGACACTGTTACTGCTGGTTCATCAGGACAAATTATTCTTAGAACAAATGGTGCTGTTACTGCTACAACTTTTACAGGTGATGGATCTAATCTAACAGGTGTTGAACCTTTTCCTTCTGGAACAAAACAAGTTTTCTATCAAGCATCCGCTCCAACAGGTTGGACTAAAGATACAACAGCTGCACTTAATGAAGCTACAATGGCAGTTGTGACAGGATCAGGTGGTGGAACAGGTGGTACTACTGCGTTCTTCTCATCTTTTTTAGCCACCACAAATAAAGCAGCACCTGGTCAACCTGTATCAGGTTCTGTTGCGGGAACAGTAGGAGCACATACACTTTCTACTCCTGAAATAGCTAGTCACAGTCACCCTTTAAATAGAAGAATTGGTAACCCAACACCTGGTCAACCTATCAGTACTCCTTTTGCCCCTCAACCTTCTAATACAAATGCTACAACTAATGCCACAGGTGGTGGTGGATCTCACACACACCCTTTTAGTGGTTCTTTATCAAGCACTACAGCAGACGTTACAATTCCTGCCGCAGACGTAAAATATGCTAACGTCATCATAGCAGCTAAAGACTAAGGTTGATAATTTCACTTCAGGATAAGTATAAAGACGTTAAGATAGATATAACAAAAGTATCTTATTTCAAGGATTTTTTTAAGTTAGAAAAAAATTTTGATTTTAACACATTAGCTTTTCTTTTAGATAGGAAAGAAAATGGTAATTATTATAGTCCTAATGGTAAAATTAAATTACGTAATTTTGATATTTTTGATGAGGGTAAATTTTTTTCAAATTTTGTTAAAAACATATTGTTAAACCAAAACTTTACAAAAATAGACACGGACATTTTTGCTTCAATGAGTAAAATTGGATTAAGTGAAAATCATCAAGACGTAGAATCAGTCTTTCTTTTTCCACTACTAGGATCAGTAGTATATAATATTTATAATGAAAATAATTTTAATTCATATTATATGAATGTTGGAGATTTATTAGTAATACCAAAAAATATAATTCATTCAGCAATACCTTTATGTCCTAGAATAGTTATATCAGTAGGAGTATTTGATTAATGCCTATATTTGACCCTGATGGAAAGTGCCCTCTTTTGAAAGGAAAATGTATTAAACATAAGTGCCTTTGGTACAATATGCTTCAAGGTAAAAATCCACAAACAGGTTTAGATGTTCAAGAATGGGGTTGTTCTATTGCTTGGATTCCTCTACTTTTAGTAGAAAATTCTAGACAAACAATGCAAGTTCAAGCAGCTACAGAATCCTTTAGAAATGAAATGGTTGATTCTAATAAAGCTATGGAAGGTCTTTTGCAAAAAAGTGATACAGCGTCTAATTTAATGAGAAATACTACGACAATATTTAATTTATTAGCTAATATGCAAAGATCTGTAACGGATGGTAATAAAAAATTAGCAGATGAAACAATTGGACAATTAAGCAATAATAATATAAAAATTAATAAGAAGCCAAAAAAGGCTTTAGCTAAAAAGGTGAAAAAAAATGGCAACAACAGTAAATAATACTACTGCAAATTCAAGAATAACAATTATTTTTGATGCAGATCTTAACATGGAAAATACAAATGATGGACCAAGATCAGGAACAGGCAATACTGAATCTGATGTTCAGATAGATAATAAATCTTATTTAAACATTAGATCTCACACTGAAATAGATGCTAGTGTTCACGCTTTACAGTGGAGTGCTACAACCAACACAGGTGAGTTAGAATACACTGATACTAGAGCAAATGATTCTTTATCAGAATTTCCACAATGGGCCACAAATGTTGTCATAAGATGTGAGGCTCAAGATGCTTGGCAAGTCGCTTACGATGCAAACGTTTCAGCACAGTTTACAACTTGGCAAAACGCAAATCCTGAAGCCAATGTAGATACCTTTGTTCCAAACTCTTCTCAAGCTACTAGCGTAGCTGATACAGAAAGAACTACTTATCTTTCTGCACACAGTATTACTTTTTAGTAACTCTGTGTATAAATAGAAAATGAAAGAATATATTTTAGAAGTCAAAAAAATAATTCCATCTAAATTTTGTGAAAAAATAATTAATTATTTCGATAAAGATTATTATAATGCTCATACAACAGGGCATGGAGTTGACAAAAACATACGAAATTGCGTTACAAGAAATGTATTAGAAACAAAAACACTTGGTGAAAAAATATGTTCAAATGCAATTAAAGAAAAATTATTTGAATGCGTTTTGCACTATCAAAAAAAATTTGACATAGATATAAAAGAAATATCTCAATTAGATATCTTAAAATACGAGACAAATAAATACAAAGCAGGGTATGATTTTCATCAGGACTTTGGTAAAGGATGCACAGAAAGACATCTTTCTATTTCAATTTGTTTAAATAATGACTATGAAGGAGGAGAGTTTGTTTTTGATTTATCTTCTGGTAAACACGTTCTTCCTCAAAATGTAGGGGATGCAGTTATTTTCCCATCCAACTTTATGTTTCCTCATCAAGTCAATAAAATAACTAGAGGCACAAGATATGCCTTGATAGGATGGGTATACTAATGGAACCTATTTTTATAAAAGAATTTTTACCACCTCAAATACTGAATTTAAGTTATTCTTATTGTGTTTTAAAATTTAGTAATCAAAAAAAATTCACTATAGATAATCAAACAGATTCATTATGTTCTGAATACAGCGATTTTTACATGGAAACATTAATGGATGCTAGCACGCCTGTGGTAGAACAAAATGTTGGAAAAAAACTTTGGCCAACATATTCTTATTTTAGAATTTATGATAAAGGTTCTGATCTTAAAATTCATACAGATAGAGAAGCTTGTGAATACACTGTCGCTCTCTGTCTAGGAGCAGATCCTGTAGACAAACCTTATGAAATATTTGTTGGAGAAAAAGACGAAGCCTCTGATTATAAATATTATAACAAACAAAAAGAGTACAATAGATATAGAATTGACCATAAATTTTCAATGGTTCCTAATAATGCTGTATTGTTTAAAGGAATGGATAAAATTCATTGGAGAGAAATGTGTACACATGATCATTTTATGACTGTTTTTTTACACTACGTTGATCAAGATGGTCCTTATAAAAAATACAAATTTGATGAAAGAAGTAAATTAGGGGAGGATCCAGAAAAATGATAAAACCAGAAGAAATAAAAAATAAAAACTTCAAGATATTTTTAGGCATGCCAATGTATGGTGGGATGTTAACAGAGAGCACGTTGCATGGATTATTGGAACTACAAGCATGGACTGTAGCTAACAATGTTGGAATGAGAGTACAAACTATGGGCAATGAAAGTCTCATAACAAGAGCTAGAAATACAATTGTATCAATGATGATGGATCAACAAGATTTTGTAGCAACACATCTTTTGTTTATAGACGCTGATATTGGTTTTTCATGGCAAAATATTCAAAGATTATTATGCATAGATAAAGATGTAGCTTGTGGTATTTATCCTAGAAAACACATTTATTTAGAAAAAATAAAAAAAATTTTAGAAGATAATCCAAATTCTACTCCTGATGACATTGAAGCTAGAGCCTTGGGTTATAATGTAAATTTTGATGATCCTCTTAATTTAAAAGGTGAGCATGGTTTCTTTCCTGTACAAGAAGCAGCCACTGGTATGATGTTGGTTAAAAGAGAAGTATTTAGAACTATGATGAAAAAGTTTCCTGAAAGAAAGTATGAGTCTGATCAAATAGTAAACGGTGGGTCTTACAAGTCTGATAACTGTTATGATCTGTTTGCTGTAGGACCTTATGAAACAAAAAGTACACAAGGTAAACCTCAAAAAAGATATTTGTCAGAAGATTATTACTTCTCCAGACTTTGGCAAGAGTGTGGTGGTCAAATTTGGGCTGATTTAGCAATGCCTTTGACTCACTTTGGTAATAGAGCATTTAAAGGTCATGTTGGGTCTTTAGTTGCTAAAAAAGACTAATTTATATATATTGGCGCTATGCCCTTAGTAAATTTTAGACCAAACCCCGGTATCAATAAAGAAGTAACTGACTACACAGGCGAAGGCAAGTGGACAGATGGTGATAATGTACGATTTTTTCAAGGATTACCTCAAAAAATTAAAGGTTGGCAAAAGTTTATATCTACCACTTTGGTGGGAGTAGTAAGAGATCAACATGCATGGATATCTCTTGACGGAACAAGACACGATGCCGTGGGCACAGATAGAAAACTATATATTATACAAGAAGGTTTAGCCTACGATATTACTCCTATTAGAGAGACACAAGCTCTAACCAATCCTTTTACAACAAATGCAACAACTTCTGTTGTGGTGACTGACACAGCTCATGGTGCACAAAAAGGTGACTTTGTTACTTTCGATTCTTTTTCAGCTATTAATGGTCTTGATATGAATAAAGAATTTGAAGTTACCTCTGTAGCAAATAATAATGCCTATGTGGTAACAGCGACCTCTGCTGCTTCTGGATCAACTTCAGGAGGCGGTGGCACAGGTAATGCAAAGTATCAAATTAATATTGGACCTGAGTTTTCTGTGCCTGCTTTTGGTTGGGGAACAGATACTTGGAGTTCTGGTACATGGGGCACACCTTCCTCATCTTCTAATGTGACGCTTGAAGCAAGACAATGGTCATTAGATAATTTTGGTGAAGACTTAATTGCAGTAGTCTTGAATGGTGGTGCTTTTAAATGGGATACATCAGGAGGCGTAGCAACAAGAGCAGCAGCTATTACAAACGCACCAACTAAGTCAAGATTAGGATTAGTATCCACACCTGACAGACATTTACTTTTAATGGGTTCTCAACCAACTATCGGTGGAACTAATGCTCAAGATGATTTACTTATAAGATTTTCAAACCAAGAAGATATTGAAACATATCAACCTACAGCAGAGAATACTGCAGGCACATTAAGAATTGCTGACGGATCACGGATCGTAGCAGCAGAACGTTCAAGGGGTCAGATACTTGTTTGGACAGATACTTCTCTACACTCTATGCAATTCATTGGTCCTCCTTTTACTTTTGGTTTAAGACAACTTGGTCAAAACTGTGGCATCATAGGACAACATGCAGGTATAGATATTAATGGTGTTTCTTATTGGATGTCTCAAGATTCTTTCTTTCTCTTTGATGGTACAGTTAAAAAATTACCTTGCACAGTGGAGCAATACATATTTGATAATATTAATCAAACAGGATCTGAAAATGCTTTTGCAGGTCACAACGGTGAATATAACGAAATTTTATGGTTTTATAATAGAACAGGATCAGATCAAATTAATGCAGTAGTTGCTTATAACTACTTAGAGCAAACTTGGTGGATTGGAACATTAGATAGAACAGCTTGGATTGATAGAGAGGTTTATGACAATCCAGTAGCATCGGATTATTTACCTACAACTACAGCCAACAATGAAGTTATATCTGGACTTACCGATGGAGCTACTCAAATGTTTTTACACGAGGTTGGTAACAACGGTGACGATGAAGCTATTACTGCTTACGTTAAATCAGGTTCTGTTGAAATAGGTCAAGGAGATGAATTTTCTTTTGTATCAAAGCTTATTCCTGATGTGCAAAATCAAGAGGGAACTTTAAATATGAATTTAGAATTTAAAAACTATCCTAACAATAGCACTAGCGTAATAAAAACTACTAGCTTTGTAGATAGCACAGAGTTTGTAAGTCTTAGAGGAAGAGGTAGAGAGTTTACAGTCAATGTTATTTCTAACACCACAGGAACAGCTTGGAGATTAGGCACACAACGTTTTGAAATACAGCCCGATGGTAGAAGATAATTTTCTTAAAAGTATAAGAAATAAAAAAGTAAATCTTACAGAACAACAAGTTTTAGAAAGATTCTATGACAGATTTCGTTGGCCTAAATTTTATCCTTGGGGTCAACCTTCTGTTGAAGCAATAAATGAAGAGGGTGAAAATTATCAAGACTTTTTTTTAGAAGATAATTATATTGATTCCAATAAATGCATTAAAACCTACTTAGATGGGTATACTCTAATACTTTCTAATATAGGAGGTTTTTGTAAAGATACTTGGGAAATTCAAACTATGATTAATAATTACTTTAAAATAAATGTTAATTGTAATTTTTATTTTGGTAACGGTAAAAAATCAGTTTCTTTTGATAAACATAATCATGATTATAGCGTTTTAGTAAAAAATATATATGGTAAGTCAAAATGGATAATTAATAAGGAACAGGTTAATTTAGAAAATCAAGACTGTATTTGGTTTAATAAAGATATTGACCATCAAGTCACAAGAATAGATAATCATAAGTTGTCTATGACGTGCAACATAATTTAAACTTTATGGAACAAAAAATAATAGAGTATACAAAATATAGTTTTCCTTGTGATTTTTATGAAATAAAAACAGAATATCAAGACAACGATAAAGTACTTAATTTTTTGTCAAAAAATAAAATAAATAGAAGTACAGAACAATTTAGCACTTTTTTTAATAATAACAAAATAATGGATGATCCTGATTTACAATTTTTTAAAAGTTTCATAACTAAACAATTAATAATTTTTACTACAAGTGTGTTAAATAAAAAAAATTTTAAGTTTTTACATTCTTGGTTTCAAGCTTATAAGCCCGATGACTTCCACGATACACATATCCATGGAAATCAACGTGATGAATACTCACTTATTTATTATGTAAACTGCACCGATGACTCGGCTGTTACTGTTTTTTATGCACCAATGGAACCTTATGTTGATTCTCATAATCCAATAAAGATAAAGCCAGAAAAATCAAAATTAGTTATTTTTCCTTCTTACTTGCCACACTGTGCCTACCCAAATAAAGATGAGGAAAGAATTATATTTTCAGCAAATATTAAGGTAGAATAATTTTATGGCAAAACTAACTTTACAAAGATTTCCTGATCCAAGACCTGAGTATGATGCTCAACAGTCTGCTGAGTTGATAAGGCAGTTAGAAGAATTAATTCAACAGTTAAATACTCAATATACACAAGACACACAAGAGGAGGCCACAAGAAGGACGTGGTTTTTAAATGGCTGACGTATTTAAAAGATTTATAGCAAACGTGACAACCACAGATTTGACAACGGTCTTCACAGTTCCAACTGCCGATGTAGCTGCAACACCACCAGTTCCTGTATCAACTTTTATTATTAAAACAATTAATACTCATAATTATGATGGATCAAATGCAGTGACTGTAAATATTGACCACAATAATGGTAGTGCGGATTTTCAAATATTTCAAGTTGATGTATCTGCTAGTGATACCAATACGATATCTACTAGCATGGTATACGCTGAGGGTGACTCTTTAAAAGTTCAAGCTAATGCTGCAAGTAGAGCTATGATTGAAGTATCTGTGTTGGAGATAAAACAACAACAATAATGTACATTATATCTGACGTACCTAAAGATGTATTAGAAGAGTTAGACAAAATTATAAACAAAAAAAATAAGCCTGCCTACAATCAAAAACTTGCGGGTTCAATCAAAAACGAATTTGGCATTAGAGAAGGTATAAGCATAGTATCTCCTTTTCTCATGCAAATGGTAAAAGCACACAACGATAAACATCCTGCTTTTATTAAAAGAGCTCATTCAATGTTTAACTACAAAACCATAGACATAGAACTATTTGATCTATGGGTAAACTTTCAAAAGAAATATGAATTTAACCCTCCTCATGTTCACGATGGTCTATTTAGTTTTGTAATATGGTATAAGGTTCCTTATCTTTTGAAAGATGAAAAGGCTAATTTTCCATACATGGATGAAAAAAATCAAAAAGCAGGTCAGTTTGCTTTTCTGTTTACAGCACCTGATGGAAGGCTACATACTGAAGATTTACCAGTTGACAAGGAGTGGGAAGGTAAGATTGCTCTATTTCCTGCAGACTTAAACCATATGGTCTATCCGTTTTACACTTCAGATGAATATCGAATATCTATATCAGGTAACTTAGGTTTCAAAACTTCAGACAAATAATCTATTGATTTCATAGTTTTTCGCCTATAAAACTATACTATGGCAAAAATTGTAGACGAAGCGAAAATCTTACGATACGACGAGATCGGCGGTAAGAAAATACCTGTTTACAGCGCTAAAGTAGAAACCACTGTAACTAATATAAAAACAGGTCAAGAATACAGTTCACACGAAGAATGTCAGGCCGATATTGACAATTCAGAAACAGACACAACAGAGGCAGATATTAGAAGAGATGTTCATGTAACAGCTCCTAATGTATTTGCAGGAGCACACACACTGCCGGAATAGAACATGTTTAAAAAGATATTTAAAGCAGCAAAAGATTTAGTCAGAAGTCCAGCAGGACAACTAGGTATTGGTTTACTCATACCTGGTGCCGGAGGTTTTCTACAAGGGGTTAAAGGCGCAGGTACCATGGCTAACCTTGCAAGGGGTATAGGAACTTTTGCTGTCAATAATCCAATGCTTACTCAAGCTGGTATTGGACTACTTGGTGGCGACAAGCCTGCTAACGTTTTAAGAAACGTGGCCTACGGAACAGCTCTTGGCGGAATACGAAACTTAAATGAACCAAGCGGCTTTATGGGTGGTGTACAACAAAGCTTGGGCATGACTCCTCCCACTGTACCAGATCAAGTTTATGATCCCATAACTGGAGGGATGAGAGATTCACTTCCACAACAACCTGCAAAACCAGGAGTTCTTAAAAGTATTACAGACTCTCTAATTAATGAAAATGAAACAGATTTCTTTAAAAAATATTCTCCTCTTCTAAAAATAGGTGCCGTTGGCGCAAGTGTTTTATCTTCGTTGTTATCAGATGAAGAACAAAGATTGCTTTATGATCCTTCGAAAAATCCTTATCTACCTAGTGGGGGAAGAGATAGAGAATTTTTTAAAGATATAAATCCTCTTTACGCCGCTACCATGAACCAAGGAGGAGTTATGGACTTTCCAGAAAAAGAAGGTATGATTGACGGTCCAGGTGATGGTCAATCTGACGATATCCCTGCAATGCTTTCCGATGGCGAATTTGTTATGACTAAACAAGCAGTTATGGCTGCTGGTAATGGCGACAGAGATGAAGGTACTAAACAAATGTATAGTATGATGAACAATTTAGAAGAAAAAGCACAAAGCATGGGAATAGGTAGAATCTAATGACACCACAAGAATTACAAGAACTGATCGCACAACAATACGGCAATGTCCTTACAGCAGGACAGGCTTTAACATCTAACGCAATTCCTGTTCCACAAATGACTACAGTTGCTCCTTCAAGCGCAATTGGTCAAGCCACAAATTTAGCATCTAATGTTGCAACATCGGGTCCAGATTACTTTGGAATGGGTGTAGGAGCACTACAAGGTGCCAATGCTGCTATAGGTAATGCTATGACGACATCGGCTCAAACAACCGGGGCCTACGATCCACAGTCCTATCAAGCTTTTATGAACCCTTATCAACAAGAAGTTATTGATAAATACACTCAAGAAATGCAAAGACAGTTTGGTATCTCTGGTCAAAACAGAGCAGCACAAGCAATTGGCGCTGGAGCTTTTGGCGGAGGTAGACAGGGTGTTTTAGAAGCAGAAGCACAAAGAGGTTTTCAACAACAACTAGGCACAGGTATAGCAGGTTTACTTTCTAGTGGGTTTCAAAATGCTCAACAACAAGCTCAACAGGCTTTTGAAAATCAAAGAAAAGCACAACAAAGTGCTGCAGGATTACAACTTGCAGGCGGAGAACTTGGTCAGGGTATTGGTCAACTCTATGGAACATTCGGTGTTCAGTCACCAATGACTTCAGCAAACTTAGCAACAACTCTAAGTCAATTGGGAGTTACAGAAACCCAAGCTAATCAACAAGCTGCACAAAATGCTTTTAACAATCAAATGCTTCAGTTTAAACAACCTTATGATCAGTTGACCTTTCAATCTAATTTATTAGGTGGAGCTGCACCTTCTTTCTTGTCAGCACCCACAACGCAAATGGGAAATCCTCTTTTGGCAGGTATAGGAGCATTAGGCGGGTACGCAGGATAAGGGGGGTCAATGAGTTCTTTAGGATATGACACTCTCAGTGATTTCAAAATTGATTTATCAGTTGATCCAATTCAACCACTTCAATCAATAAAGCCCTATCAAGGAGGCAGTGTCACTATTAGTGGTGAAGAAAGATTTACTCCAACACCAGAGATGGAAGCGAATGCTGCCACAACTCAACAACAAGCACAAACAAGTGTAAACACAGAAGCCTATATGAACATGATGGCAAATCAATTTGCTGGACAATATTTACCTGTACGTGAAAATAGAAGAGCTTATGGAGAACAATATTACAAAGCATTAGGTTTAGGAGATCGTTACAATCCTGCAGACTTTGAAGCAGAAATAAGAAAATCTTTAGGAGAGTTTCCAAAGAAAAGTGGATTAGATAAAACTTTAAATTTTGTAGTTGATGCTCTCAATGGAAGAACACCTTTTAAAGGTGTGGCAGGTGCTCTCGATGTCTTAAGTCAAGCAACGGGCAAAGCTTTGGGTAGGGCAGAACAAGATACTTTAAATAGATTAAACTATCAAATGAAGGTCGGTGAACTTGCTGTAAAACAAGCACAAGATGCTAACAAAATAATTATGGAAAAAGAAGCAGACTTTTTTTTAAAAATGATGGGTTATGACAACGAAGATATGACCATCAATATGAATTTTAATAAAGATATTTTAAAACAAGTTTCTCAACATAATCTCGATGTTCAAAAAGATAGAGTGAAAGCATCCGTTGATTTATTAAACAATGTAGAAAAACCGCTTTACGGTGTCTACACTGATGGAAAAGGTGTTAAACAATATGCAACAGTAAGGGTGATGCCTTCTGACGTTGGACCACAATTAATGATGGGAAGAATACAACAGTTAGAAGATGGTAGATCCGTACAAATTTTTGATGTACCTCTTCCTGCCGGACCCGATGGAACTTTAGACTTCGCAATAATTGGTGCTCAGCAACCAGGCACAGAAAAAAGTATGTTTGATCAAATGGTTCCTTCTGCACAAAAAATATCTGATGGTGTTCAAGAGTTTGCTTCTTTAGACGGAACAAGATCTGACATAAGTAATATTCTTTTAACAGCACAAAATGACATAAATAAACTTGGTTTACCTGGTAACATTCAAAGTATTATTCAGACTGCTGGATTTAATATTGAATCTATATTTAATGAAATATCAAAACAATCAGGTGGTAGTGGAGCTACAGGTACAAATTTAACTAGCAACGGTGAAATGATGTATAACAGAGATTTTCTTGAATTTGATGATTATGATCAAGACGAAACAACTCTTACTTTAACTGACATACCTAAAGGAAATAATCCTTTTGGAACTACAACCAAAAATGTACCCGCTTCTATGCAAGACATATTTAGCGAAGACTGGTTTGTAGAACAAGGTTATGACACTAGCTATGCAGAAAACAAAGTTCGTGAAAACTTTATTATATATGGATTAGCCAGAGCCAACAAACCAACAGGCCGTTTAAACGTTGATGATATTAAACGTGCTAGTGATGCAGTTTCGATCTATGGTGCAAAAGCTCCGCAAGACGTTATTGCTGCATTGAAAGAAGTTGACAGAAAAATTAGACAGGCACAGGAAGGCTTGCTACGTGCTTATCCTGAGATTATAATGAAGGATCCAACATTCTCTAATCGTGAAAAAGCCGAAGAAATACTTAGAGGATTAGGTCTAAACCCTTCTGATTTTGAAAGATATTTTCTAGAAATGCAATCTACAGGAACAAGTCCTGATGCAAACGCGGTACAAAGTCAACAACCTGAACTACAACAAGAAAAAACGGTGCCTAATGAATTTGATAATGACGGAGAAGCTGTAACAGTAGATGATTTATTTAGTGCATCATCAATAGAGGGAATGATTTAATGGCTGAGAAAGATAACATCGTACAAATAAATTCTTTTACACCTGGCACAAAAAAAGGAAAACCTATTACACTTATGAAAGGCACTCCTAACCAAAAAACTATTATGTTAGAAATGCCAAACGGTAAAATGTCTCAAGCAGATTTAAATAAAATAAAAGATGCTTACAACCTTCCTACTGATCTTACTTTCACACAAACTCAAGAGATGCTAAAAAAGATAGAGGTTAGTGACAGGCAAACTCTTCTTGCCGATATACCTTTTGACAAAGGAACAAAGGAATATTTTGGCGATTTAGCAAATAAAACATCTAAGGTTATGACAAGAGAGGCGTTGATAGAAGATCCCATGAACTTTTATTATAATCAAGCAGCAAAAGAATTTGCTGTTAAAAATCCTTTTTCTTACACACCTTTTATAGGACAATATTTACCTGAAAATATGAAATTACCTAAAGATTTAGTTTCAAAACCATCTGCTGAAATGATTGGTGGTATGACTGGAGTGACAGCAGCACAATCTGCAAAGATCTTAGGTACAAGAAATCCTATGGCTTTATTAACACCTCAAGAACTTTACGGTTCCGAATATTTAGGAACAATGGCAGGAGCGACAGCTTATGATCTAGGTAACAGACTTTTAAGAACTTTAATTGATTTACCTAACCCTGATTTAAAAGAACAAGGTTCACAATTTATGTATGACACTATGTTAAATGCAATGTTTACTGGTGGTGCAGCGTCCATGGGACCTGTCTTCAATCATACAAAAGGATTTATAGGTAACAAGATTTTTGGTATTAGCCCAACAAAAAAGAATTTAGCTAAGATAGCAGACGTAGCAGATACTTACGGTATGCCTATGGGTATTATTCAAGCAACAAACATGCCTTTTTGGAGAGCATACAGTAAAGTTATTGGTGTTCTTCCTTGGGTTGGTAGAGAGTTTGGAACACAACAATCTGCAGTGCAAGAGGGAGCAAGACAGTATTTAGGTAAGATGATGAATACAGTAGCTCCTTTACAAACTGTATCTATGTTAGGAAAAGATTTATCTAAAATGATGCAAGCAAATTATGAGTCAGTAAGAGCAGCACAACGTTACTTGTATGAAAACTTTGAAGAGTATGCCAAAAAATTAAAAGGTAAAAAAGTAATTAATATTGATGGTTTTAAAAACTTAGCCAACGAAACAAAGCTTGCCTATGAAGAAGGTATACCAAGCATGCGAGGTGGTGAGATGTTTAAGTATCCAGGATCACGATCCAAGGAATCTTTTGGTGAACTATATCGTGTGCTAAGTGAGTTAGATCCAAACATTACTTTGGAACAAGCAATCACACTTCGTCAAATGTTTAATGATTTTGCTGTGAATTTTAAAACAGAATTTAAAGGAAATATTCCTGAAAACCAGGCACAAGCAATAGGAAACTTAGCTGCTATGCTTGAACACAATATTTTAAATTTAAAGAATGTGGGTAATGAGATTGATGACGTTGTATTTAATACAGCCTTAAAAAAATTATCTACTGCTAATGATTATTTTGCAGCAACTATTCCAGATTACACAGGTGGAGTTGCATCAAACATGAAACAAATAAATGCAAACATCTTTGGTGCAGGACCTGATCAAAAGTACGGTATGATGTACACAAAAGAAATGTTTGACACTATTTTACAAAGAGCCAAAAACGATCCTGAAGCAATGAAACATTTATTAGAATTATCTAAATCAACACCAGAACAAATTCAAGCTTTCAAAAAAGCAGGTAATAAATCAGGTGTAACTGTGGATGTAGAAACTGTCGTAAGAAATCCAGAAACTGGCTTAATGGAGAAGAAAGTTGTTCCTATAATAAGTCAAGCTCCAAACGCAGGACAACTACGAGTTGTAAGAAGATTATTAGGAGATGCTTTGAATGATTCTCTCACAGGTCTTCCTGTTGGTATGACACCTAATCAATATCTAAACGTTACCTCAGCTAGTCCTGACTTAATTCAAAAACAAGGATTAAAGAAAGCAGCTCCTGAAATGTTAGAGTTTGGACAGGTTGAATTTAGCCCTGCTATGTTTGCAAAAAAACTAGGTTTGGATACAGAAGATGGTATTGAAATATTAGAAGAAAGTTTAAAAGGTACGGGTGTAACTGTAAAAGGTATTAGAGACTTTCTAACAGCAGCAGATATGGCGGGTGCTTTTATAGTAAATGATCCTTCAACTTTTGTTACAAGAAGAATTACATTGAGTGGTTTTAAGGGAGTTATGTTAGGCTCAGCTATCGGTGGTAGTGCAGGTGGCTTTGTTGCTATGAATCCAATAATGACTGCGTTGATGTTAAAATACGGTTCTAAATTATTAACAAGTCCCAAAGCACTGAAAGCTTTCACTGATGTTTATACAGATGCTTTAAAGTTTCCAACAAAAGATCCTTTAACTAAATCAAGAAGAAACGATATTTTAAAGTGGGCTGCAGAAACACTGCCTTCGGATCAAGAACTAGAAGATCAAGACTTTATGAAAGAGATTGATCAATCAATTATAAGTTTAATATCAAACCCTGCAGGTAAGATGGAACAAAATGCAGCTTATGATAAACAAATACAGTTAATGGAAGACAGATCAAGGTCAGAACCTAATGATTTGCGTACACTAAGAGAAATATCAGATAGAGTAACACCTGATACAGATGAACAACGATTTTATGATACAGGTTTTGAACCTGACGTATCACTACAACCTAATATGCAGACACCCATACAACCTAACGTTAGAAATGATTTAGCCTTTGGAACTTTAGACGATGCTCTTAATACACAAATGTTAAATAGAGGAATAGGAACATTATGATCGCTCTCGATGCAGTAACACCTTTAAGTCAAATACCTACAAAGCCGTTGAAAATGCGAAAGGGTGGTGAAGCTGAAAAAAAATTGGCAGAAGGACCACCAGAAGATATTAATATGTTACCAAGGTTTGAAGGCTTTGAAGCAGGACCTAATCAATTTGAATTACCACAAGAAGAGAAAGTAATTCCTAGCGAACCTAATGTCAGACCACGAACCATGGACCAACAAGGTCAAATTTTTCCTGTACCTAAAGTACTAGGACCAATACCCAGTGAACCAGATGTTGTAGATTTACCTGGAGCAGAGGGAATGATGGAAGGCACAACCATGCAGGACAGACTGATGTATGGTCCTGTAATTGACCCTAGAGAAGTATATCCAAGAGATCCAGATCCTTTTATTCAAGGTTTCTTTGATCCTATGCCACAAAGCATAGGAGGTATTCCTAACTTATTGCAAGCAAATATGTTGAAACCTCTTGGAATTTTGTCTATAAATAAAACCTATAATATTTAAAGGAGAACACATGATAGATTTAACAGATGACCTAAAAGCGAGGGTCCGTTTACACGAAGGAGTCCGCACTCAAATGTACTTGGACAGCTTGGGCAAGGCTACGATCGGGATCGGCCACCTTATTCAGTCCCACGAACGAGAAAGATATGCTGAAGGTGTAGAAATCTCCATGGAAGAAGTTGATGAACTATTCGATATTGATTTAAACAGAGCTGCTGCGGGGGCTGATCTGCTTATTGACGAATGTGTTGGTCACGATTTGCCTCAACCAGTATCAGAGGTCATTCTTGAAATGGTCTATCAACTAGGGACAAATGGTGTCCGTAAGTTCTCCAACATGTGGAAAGCCATGCGTGAAAAACGCTGGAAAGACGCCGCTACTGAGATGAAGGATTCGAGGTGGCATAAACAAACAACAAAAAGGTGTGAAAGTCTTGCAGAAATAGTTGCAAAGACTAACGTATAAAGGTAGGATTAATCATGGGTAAATATACATATAAACACTTAGGACATAAGCTTTACAATGTTCCTGGAGTAAAAGATGAATCTAAAATAGTAGAAATTAAGTTGGACCCAAAAGCAACAACTTTAAATGCTATTAAAAGATTGAATCATCCTGAAATGAAAGCTCAAGGTGGCTCAATGAAGAAAAAAAAGAAGTTTCCTGACCTAAGCGGAGATGGTAAAATCACCAAGAAAGACATCTTAATGGGTCGTAGTATTATCAAAGCACGTAGACGAAAAAATAGTAATATGGGATTTGGAGCTGACGCAGGAACTGGTCTTGAGTCTAGTCTTCAAAAGCGTTTTGGAAAAAAAGGAGCAAAAAATGGCAAAAAATAAAACAGTAAATACTCCAAAAAGAATAGTGGTTGTACAAAATGCAACAACTGTTGACTCTGGTAAAATGCAAATAGTTAGAGGTAAGGCTAGAGGTGGCGGTGCTGCTAAAAAAGGTCTTGGCTATAACGTAAGCCCTAATTAATCATGGGTTTGTTTACAGTAATAAAAGCAGGTAAGAATACTTTCAAAGCAAAGAAAGTAGGTGGTGGTAAAAAACCTTCAAAAAAAGATTTAACAGATTTTTTGGACAAAAATGTTAAAAAAACTAGTGATATTAAAAAAGATAAAATAGGTGAAAATGTTGAGCAAACTATGAAAGAAGTAGCTTTCGTTGGCGCTCCAGCTGTTGCGATAACTCAAACCATAAGAGAGAAAAACAAAAAAGCTAGAAATACTAAGCCCAGTCCTTTTGTTAAAAGAAGAAAAAATCTTAGATCACCAAAGAAATCTAAGTAATGAGTATCTTTGGTATTGCAAAAAAAGGTTTTGGTCTTTTAGGTAAGACTAAAAAAAAGGTAGCTAAGATGTCTGATAAAACTGCAGGAACTGTAGGTATGGGAGGCACTGTAGTTGCAGTTGTTGGTGGTGCTGAAGCCATTAAACTTAAAAATAAAAAAGCTAGATCCCCTCAAAATACAAAGAAAGCTAAAGATTTAAAAGTTAAAGAATAATACTAAGTAATCCAACTTTTCAACTCATCACCCATAACTTGACTGGCTATGTCAACCTTGTTCTTCAAGGCAGTTAATATCTTTTCATCAACAGTTCCTTTACAAACAAAGTCAACATAAGTCACTTTATTCTTCTGTCCTATTCTATGAGCACGGTCTTCACTTTGTAGTCTTATCTCAAGATCATAATTGTTTGAAAAGTACACAACAGTGTGAGAGGCAGTAAGAGTGATTCCATATCCACCAGTCTTAGGGTTCGCGACAAGGTACGTGAGATCATGTCCTTTGTTCTGAAAATTTTCGACAAGATCCATCCGTACTTGATTATCTGTATCACCATAAAAAGCCGCAGTCGAAGTATCACCATATTTATCCTTTAGTTTTTGAGTTATTGTTTGAATATTATGTCTGTAATTTGCCCATATAATTACTTTACCGTCAGACTCTTCTAGGACATTTAACAGTTCATCATATCTTTTATTAGGCACGTCATGGATTTCACCATCATCGTTGATAGTGAATCCACAACATACCTGGTGCAACTTAACAATCTGTGAGAGCCGGTTCACAGATGTGGTTGTATTGTCATTGAAAATAAACATTGCGTTTCTTCTCAATGATTCATAAGCTACAAGTTGTTTCTCACTCATAGTTACAAATCTTTTCTGATATACTTTATCGGGTAAGTCCGTGCACTCTTCTTTTTTTACACGGAAGGCATGTGTATATATCTTTTCTTCTAACTCTTCTAAACGTTGATAGCCTGTTATCAAAGGGAAGTGACGACCCCCTGATGTAGGTCTATTAATTATCTTTGCGTATCTAGCACGAAAAGCATAATAGTTTGACTGACCTAGTATCTTTGTATCTAAGAAAGCAAACTGAGTATAAATATCTAAAGGACTCTTTGTTACTGGCGTACCAGTTAAAATTCTTTTGTATGCAATATCTTTGGTGATCTTAATTAAATTCTTTGTTCGTTTGGCTGTAGGTGTTTTTATTGTAGTGCTTTCATCAACGATCATCATAGTTCTAGATAAATCTTTTCGAGATAAAAAAGCTGACAAATAATTCATACCTTTGGGTGTAGAAAGAGATTCGATGTTCATCAAAAAGACGTGTAGTTTTGATTCTCTACCAGCAACGAAAAACTTTTCTGTGGATAAGTTTTCTTTTGTGTAGGGATCTATCATAGAAGGTTCCCATGTATTTACTTTGTAGTCATAGTCACTAGATATAAATGTGTTAATCTCTTTCATCCAATTACGATACACGGACTTCGGAGCAAGGACCACGGCACACTCAACAATGTCTTTGTTATTCAACAATAGTAAGTCTATTAACGCTGTCAGTGTTTTACCCGTACCCATCTCCATAAGGTATGCGTAGTTATACATGTCTGTATTATGACATGATGCAACCGCATCCTTTTGATGTTTGAAAGGTTCCTTCAAAAAAATGTTAGCCATATAAAAATAATATATTGCATTTTGTTAGGATTTCAAGTATAACTTTTTTAACGAACAATAAAGTGCTTAGCTGGCACTTTTAGCTTGTGGCGGAACAACGTTTTCAACAGAGGCGTAACGCACAGGGATTGGGGAAGGATGGGCAAATGCCTGGTGGCCTCATAGCTGGTACAAGTAGGGTGGAGAAACCGTTCATCTGTGTCCTGGAAGTTGGAGGTGAGAAACTAGTCCTCCCAAGCTGTTCGACAAAGGAGGTAACATGGCTAACATAATTGACTTTGACGATCTTAAACAAGACGCTGGTGATTTAAGAAACTTACAAGATGGAGAAGTTTCAGCACTCAGCCAACTTATTCAAAAACAAATAAATTTAGAGTCTGAAATAGAGAATATGGAAGACACATTAAAAGAATTAAAAAAAGAAAGAGACATTCTTTCTTCTGATACAATACCTGTCAAGATGCAGGAGTTAGGTATTAATGAAACAACAATGGCTGACGGCAGTAAGGTTACTGTAAAGGACGGATTTCATTGTAGGATACCAAAAGCAAGAGAAGATGAAGCATTAGACTATTTAAGAAGCAATGATCTTGGTGATATAATCAAGAATCAAGTTTCAACAAGTTTCGGAACGGGTGAAGACAATATGGCTGGAGATTTAGCTGGATATATAGAACAGAACTTCGGTATCACCCCTGACGTGAAAAAATCAGTGCACCCCTCGACACTGAAGGCGACTCTTAAAAAGCGCCACGAAGAGGGACTAACGGACCCTGACGATCTCTTTGGGATCTTCATACGTCCAGAAACCAAAATAATAAAAGGAAAAAAATAATAATGAACGAACAAGCAACAACCAAAAAACAAGTAGCGACCAAAAGCACTACTGCCGTTGCTGCACCTTCTATCGACTTATCGTTGGTAGCACAGGATGCAGGTCAAGGTCTATCAGAGGTAAACATGGATACAATCCAAATACCTTTTCTTAAAATTCTTAGCTCTATGTCTCCGCAGACTAAAAAGCAAAAGAAAGAATATGTAGACGGAGCAGAAGAGGGCATGATTTTCAACACTGTCACTGATGAATTATTTGACGGTGCTGGAGGTATCACGGTCGTACCATGTTACTTCGAACCCGTAGCATTAGAATGGACAGATAGAGGTACAGGTTCTTCAGCCCCTATCGTGCATCCTGTGGATAC